CAGTGGATCATGGACAACCTTGAGTACACGCAATTGATCTTGGAGTTTTACACGCCAGGCATTCCAGACAGCGGCTGGGTACATGTGTCCTATGACCCGAACAACCTGAAAAAGCAAGAACTGACCGCCACCAAGGTTGCTGGGAAGACTACCTATTTGCCTGGCTTGGTGGCTTAACCCATGGCCACAAACCTTGATCAGCAGATCACGCAGCCAGCGCCACCATCACTCGGTGCGCCTGATGTTGCCTACGATCAGGGTTTCTTTTCACAGTCATTTGGCAGTCTCAAAGCCTACTTTGCCAAGCTGACGGCACTGTTTGCTGCACTGTTTGGATCGCGTGGCGGGAAGTGGATCAATAATCCCTATGGCGCGTTTCAAGACACCACAGATCAGACAGCTACTGCCAACACCGCCACCGTGATGACATTCAACACCACCGACTTCAGCAATGGTGTGTCAGTGGTGACAAGTGGCGGTAAGGCATCAAGATTGACAGTGGCGCAGGCTGGAATCTACAACTTGCAATTCAGCGTCCAATTTGAAAATTCGGACACACAAGAACATGATGTCAGCATCTGGTTGCGTCAGGATGCGTCTGGCGCTGGAACTGATATTGCTGGATCGGCTGGCTTTGTTGGAATCCCAAGCTCACATGGCGGTATCAATGGCCATTCAATTGTGGGTTGGAATTACTTTATTAAGTTGAATGCCAATGACTTTGTCGAGATTTGGTGGTCAACGCCAAATACCAATGTGACGATTCAGGCTTATGCCGCAGGCACTTCACCCACCAGACCGTCAACCGCGTCAGTGGTGGCAACCATGACATTCGTGTCCAATCTGTCAACAGAAACCGCATAATTCAGCCATGGCACTCATACCTCTCAAAATTCCTCCAGGCGTGTACCGTAATGGCACAGAGTATCAGTCTGCTGGCCGCTGGTATGACGCAAATCTTGTTCGCTGGTACGAAAACACGCTCAGACCGATTGGCGGTTGGCGCAAGAAGTCAACCACCGCATTGACAGGAAAGTGCCGTGGCATCTTGACTTGGAGAACAAATTCAGGTGCGCGGTACATTGCCGCCGCCACGCAGTCCAAGCTCTACATCATGGACGAGAACAATGTCATCAAAGAGATTACGCCAACAGGCATTGCCACTGGACGCGCTGATGCCGTCAGCGGTACAGGCTATGGGTACAACACTTATGGCTCATTTGCCTATGGCGTATCGCGTCCTGATGCTGGCGCAATTGCGCCTGCCACCACATGGAGTTTGGATACTTGGGGCGAGTATCTGGTGGCTTGTTCCGATGCTGATGGCAAGCTCTATCAGTGGCAGTTGGGCTTTTCTACGCCAACCTTGGCGGCTGCAATCACCAACGCACCAACAGGATGCGCGGCTTTGCTCTCGACTGCCGAGCGATTCCTGTTTGCCTTGGGCGCGTCCAGCAATCCGCGTTTGGTGAAGTGGTCAGATCAAGAGGACAACACGACATGGACGGCGGCAGCCACCAATCAGGCTGGTGACTTTGAGTTGAACACGGTTGGCGCACTCAAGTGCGGTAAGCGCGTCAGAGGACTCAATTTACTGTTTACTGATGTTGATGTCCACACCGCGACTTATGTCGGTCTGCCCTATGTGTATCAGTTTGAGCGTGTGGGTTCAGGCTGTGGCGTGATATCGAGTCAGTCTGTGGCTGCCATCGACTCTGCCGCCATTTGGATGTCTCGGTCAGGCTTTTGGATATTTGATGGTTATGTCAAGCCATTGCCCTGCGATGTCTCTGACTATGTATTCACGAACATGAACTACAACCAAGCCAGCAAAGTCTATGCTGTACACAACAGCAAGTATGGCGAAGTCTGGTGGTTTTACCCATCAAGTTCAAGCACTGAAGTTGACTCCTATGTCACCTACAACTACCGCGAAGGCCATTGGAACATTGGCACTTTAGGGCGCACTGCTGGCGTAGACCGTGGTGTGTATCTCAACCCCATTATGGTGGACGCAGATGGCTACATCTACGAGCATGAAGTTGGTTACAACTATGACTCAAGCTCTGTCTATGCCGAGTCTGGACCATACGAGATTGGCGTAGGAGAAAACATCATGTCGGTGCGTCAGGTGATTCCTGATGAGATGACGCTGGGCGAGGTGCAGATCAGTTTCAAGTCTCGGATGTATCCGACATCGACAGAAACGACACACGGTCCGTATTCAGCCTCACAACCCACAGATGCGAGGTTCTCAGGCCGTCAGGTCAAGATTCGGTACACAGGTGCTGTGTTGGAGGATTGGCGCGTTGGCGTGACCAGAGTTGACGCTATCGCGGCAGGTAAGCGTTGAGTGACGAGGAAGAGTTTGAGAGACTGCGCCATCATGTGGTGGCGGCACTAGAATACTCTGGAGGCAGTCACGCAGTTGAGGATATTGCTGAAGGCATTGGGCGGGGGCGTTTTCAGCTCTGGCCAGGCGCTGATTCGGTAATAGTCACTGAGATCATTGTCTACCCGCAGTTAAAGGATTTGCACTTTTTCCTTGCTGGCGGCGACCTAGATGAACTCCGATTGATGCAACCTTTGATCGAATCGTGGGGGAAGGACATGGGTTGCAGTCGTGTGTCACTCGCTGGCCGAAGGGGCTGGGAGAGGACATTTTTAAGGGATAGGGGATACGAGCCAAAGTGGTTCGTAATGTGCAAGGACTTATAGGGGTGACTTATGTCTAAAGGTGGAGAAGACCAGACTTCAACGCAAACCACGATGATTGATCCTGCGGCGCGTGCGGCATATTTAGAAAATCTTGCTTTGGCGCGTTCTACGGCTGGCGGTTTAGGTGTTCAGCAATACGCAGGCTTTGATCCGATGTATCAGGCTGCTGAAAAAAGAGCCTATGAACTCAGCATGAAGCCGTTTGGTGCTGAAGATATTGCCGCTTTTCAAAACCCTTATGAATCTGAAGTCGTTCAGCAGTCATTGCAAGACATCGAGCGTTCACGCCAGATGGCGGCATTGCAAGACGCAAACAAAGCGACACAAGCCAAAGCCTTTGGAGGTTCGCGTTATGGCGTGCAAGAGGCTCTGACCAATGAGGCAGCGTTGCGTGAAGCAGCTCGCACAGCATCAGGTTTGCGTTCTGCTGGCTATGGGCAGGCCGCACAGTTGGCGCAAGCCGCTCGCGGCATCAATCTGTCAGGTTTGCAAAACGCCATGAATCTTGGATTGACTCGCCAACAATTTGCACAATTGCAGCTCGATGCACAACGCAATCTGCCTTTGCAGCGTCTTGCAATTCAACAGGCTGCAATGAGTTCACAACCCGCCAATCTTGGATCGACAACGACAGGCACTCAACCGATGCAACGCAATGTTGGTGCTGGCATTTTGGGTGGTGCATTGGCTGGTTCTAAATTTGGGCCATGGGGCGCAGTTGGTGGCGGTCTGCTTGGAGGTATCTTTTCATGAACTTCATGGATTATTTTGGAACTGGCAATGCCGCTGGCGGTTTGCGTAGTCCATCAATGGGTACTGGCATGGACTTGTATGGTGGTCAGCCAAGCTCAAATCTTGGTCTGACAATGCCAAAAAATCCTTATGCTGACATGGAAACAGGCACAGGCATGATGCCACCATCATCGTTTGGTGAGATGCCTGCGGCTGGCTTTGATTGGCAGTCTGGACTTGGTGCGCTTGGCTCACTTCTTGGAAAACAAAATCAGCAAAAACAACCACAATTGAAGCCAGTGCAGTTACCCATGGGAAGCAATCAGAATTATGAACAGTTGCTGAAGATGTACGGTTTGCGCGGTGGCGGCTTACTTGGATGAGGTGAAAAATGGATGAAGAAACGCAAAGACTGTTAGACGAGGCCGCGCAATACAGAGCTGCATCAGCAGTGCCTTATTCCGATTACCAAGTGCCTGCATCAAATGTTGCACCGTCATCATTTATGTCAAACCTTGGCGGTTTGCTGTTTGGCGGTGCTGACTCAGGCTTGAGCGAGTATCTGTCAAGAGATCAGCAAAAGGCTATGCAAGAGCAAGCCGTGATGAATGCCGCTATGTCATTGCTTAAAAACAGTGGATGGAGCACCAAACGAGTTGGATTGGGCGAAGCACTCGGTAGTGCGTATGAGGCTGGAACTGCTGGCTATCAAGGCGCACAAGAAAATGCTATTAAGCAGTTGCTGACTAAGCAGAAGTTGGATGAAGCCAAGAGAGCGCAAGCAGCTCAAGAGCAGTATCAAAAATTCATCATGGGTCAGCCAACAGAAGGCCAAGCAATCACTCCAGATCAAGCATTGGCGGTACAAGGTATTCCTGTTGGGCCAACCGTTGATCGTGCATCGCTGATCGGTCAGGCATTGCCTGCTGGAGTAATACCATCTGGTGGTGCTGTGCTTACTCAGCAACAGCGTCAATTGCTTGCGGCTTTGCCTGCTGAGAAGGGCATACCTGAAGCATTAAAGTTGATGCAGCCACCAACGCCATCAGAGAAGACGAAATTGCTCAATGAGTTGGGACTCAAACCAACACTCGAAAACTTGCGTTTGCTTGACAAGCCTGAAGCAGAGCCAGAGAAGATCAGATACTTGAAGGCATTGAATATGCCTATCACGCTTGAGAATTTGCGCCAGTTGGATAAGCCAGAGGCATTGCCACATGAAATCCAATTGCTCAAGGCGACAAATACTCCAATCACATTTGAAAATGTGCAAGCTATTCGCAGAGCCGCAGCCACCAATGTCAATGTCGATGTTGGGCAAAAAGGCTTTGAAAACAAGATGGGCGCGAAGAAGACATTCATGTCTGAGCCAATCTACAAAGACTTCAACGACATGAAATCTGCCTATGGTCAGGTTCTGACAGCACTTGATCAAGGCAACCCAATCGGTGATGTTGCTGGCGCAACCAAGGTGATGAAGTTGCTTGATCCTGGCTCTGTTGTACGCGAGTCCGAATTGGGTATTGCGATGTCTGCATCAGGACGCATGGACAGGCTGAAGAATTATTTCGATATGTGGTCATCAGGTAAGAGATTGACACCAACACAACGCGATGACTTTAAACAGTTGTCCACAGAGTTATATTCTGCCGCTGCACAAGCCTACAACCAAAAGCGTGGTGAATACATTGACTTTGGTCAAAGCACTGGCGTGACTTTGGATAAGGCACTTGGCCCAGAGGCAGCTATTCCATCAGTCGTGAAAAAGCCAGCGGCTGGAGCACCACCAACAAATATTCAAGAAATATTGAACAAATATCCACCAAGGAAGTAATGATGGCAGACCCAACTATTGATGATCTGTACAAGTCTTTGGCGGCTGCTGACGCGGCTGGAGATACGCAATCGGCGCAAGCCTTGGCTGATTACATCAGGACAATTCAAGCAGCCACGCCAATGATGGCCGATCAGACTGATGCTGGTTTCTTTGGTATGTCACTGCCATCAACTGATGAATTGAAACGCCAAGCGGGTTTGGCAGTGCGTCCCATGGCGCAGTCTGTATTAACGGCTGGCGGTATGTTGCCGATGGTGGTTGATCCTGCCGTCAACTTTTACAACCTTGCCACTGGATCAAAGCTTCCCACAATGACTCAGGCAGTGCCAAGAACATTATCAGCCATGGGATTGCCTGAACCTGTAACACCACAAGAGCGTGTCGTGCAAGACATCAGCACTGCGGGTTATGGTGTTGGCGGTGCAGCCAATCTTGCAAGGCAAGCAGTGCCTGCCGCCACATCTTTGACAGCGCAAGAATTCCTGAAGATGCTGGCAACCAACCCACGCGCACAGGCAGCGGCAGCCACTGCATCGTCAGCGGCAGCCGGTTCACTGCGCGAGGGTGGTGCGCCACCATCTCTGCAATTGGGCGGTGCAATGCTGGCGGGTATGGTGGCACCAGGCGGTCCAAGCCTGCCGATGACGCAACGCGCTTTGGCTGCGCCAGTCGCAGTCGTTCAGCCATTTACGCAAGCCGGTAGAGAAACCATTGTCGGCAGTTTGCTCAACCGTTTGGCGTTCAATCCTGAACGAGCACAGCAGAACTTGAGCAGAGCCGAGCCATTGGTGCCAGGTGTGCAACCCACTACAGCCGCCACAGCGATTGATCCTGGCTTGGCTGCGGCAGAGACTGCCATCAGAGCTTTGGATCAATCTGGAGCGTTTCCAAGCCGTTTGTCAGCCAATCAGCAGGCTTTGCTTGATGCGTTTCGCAGACTTTCGGGCAAGCCTGGCTCGGTGACCGCTGCCGAAGTCAAGCGCACTGATGTCACCAAGCCATTGCGTGAGCAAGCCTTTGCCGGTGTGACGGTTGATCCCGCCACATTCCAAACAGGCATCAAGCTGGTGGTGAATCAGGCCATCGACAATGTGATGAAGAGTCCTGTCGGTGTGCGTCAGGATGTTGAAACCGCGATGAAGTTTGCGGCTGATCGAGTGGCTCGCGCAAAGTCACCGATGGAGTTATACGAAATCCGCAAGGACTTGGCGGCTGCCGCGCAAGGCAAGTACAACCAAGAGAATCCAAGCCTGCGCTTGGCCAGCGGTCAGCTTAAGCAAGTCATCTCTGCTGTTGATGATGTGATTGATGCGGCAGCGCCTGGCTTCAAAGCCTATATGGACAAGTATTCCAAGATGTCTGGTCCGATTGATCAGATGAAGGTGCTGCAAGAGATTGAGCGCAGGGTCACCACTGGCCAGCCAAACCTGATGACAGGTGAGCCTGTCTTGGCCGCCGGTAGTTTGCGCCGCCAACTGGCGAACAAGGTTGAAGAACTTGATCTCAAGCTGTCAGTGCCAGCACAGACGCGCTTAGACAACATTGTTGATGAGATCAATCGTGGGATGGCAGCGACTGCGCCAGGCGTTAAGGCACCAGGCTCTGACACATTTAAGAACATGAGTATGGGCAACCTGATCGGGAGAGTGTTTAGCGAGTCCATGGCCACCAACACCACACTGCGTACCATGACACGGCCTTTGGACTTCTTGTACAAGTTGCCTGATGAGCAGATTCAGCAGTTGCTGGTGCAGGCAATGCTTGACCCGAAGATGGCCGCCATGATGATGGCAAAGGCGAACATAACGAAAGTCGAACCATTGGCCAAGTCACTGCGCGACAAGGCAACCCAGCTCGGATATGGCACTACCATTGGTGCAATGCAAGGACAATAAATGGCAACCTATCTCGACTATCTGACCGGCGCTGGAGAGACTGCTGCAACCCTTGGCAGCGGTGCGCTGGCCGGTTTGCTTGGTATGCCATATGGCGTGTACAAGGGCGCGACCAGCGGAAAGATAGGAACACCAGAGGCTAACCGTATTGCCGAGGCAGAGGCAAAGCGTGTCATGCAACAGTACACCTATCAGCCTCGCGGTCAGGTTGCGCCACAAATGTTGCAAAGTGTTGGCGGCCTGCTTGAATCTACCAAGATGCCACCAGTGATGCCAGAGACAGCATTGCTGGCATCAATACCGCGTCAGGCTGTTGCCGCGCAAGCTGAACGCGCTGGCATGGCCGCTGAACGCGCTGTTGCGCCAATGGTTGAGCGCACCATGGCAAAGGGTGGACTTGGTGCCGGATTGCTTAGTGATTTCACTTCACCACCAGTACCAATGGCTGAAAAGGTT